CTTGCCCGGACGGCTGCCACCCGGAGGCGTCCAGGAAGGACACGATCGCCAGCTTGGCGACGTGCAGCCGGAGCGCGTCGCCCCAGCTGACCAGCGGCATCGAGTACCGGTTCGCCAGGTACCCTTCGGCCTCATCTGTGGCGGCCAGACATGCGTCCGTCTGGCTCTCCACCGTGGTCTCGAGCTCCTCAAGCACAACGCTAGGTAGCCCGAACCGGGGAAGGTCTGCCGGGGTGCAGTAGAGCTGGTGGGCGATGGCTGTCACCCCAGCTACGACGCCGGATGTGCCAGAGTCCAGCGCCCACAACGCCCGAACGAACCCCTTCAGACCCCCGGCGGTCAGCCCGTAGTCACCCGCAGCGTTGGCGCGCAGACGTGCTACCACAGACCAGTTGTCTACCCCGCTGGAGCTCGTCTCGATGTGGATCGACAGCCCGCCAGCTGTAATCGCGGTCAGCCTCAACGTCACCCGCGCGCAGGCGCGCCCAGATGTGACGTCGAACGGATCCCCTGCTCCGTCGACGTAGATCGACGACTCGGGCAGCAGGGTGATGGCTAGCGGGCTTGCCATGGATTAGGCGATCGATCGGGAGATCAAGAACCAGGGTCCGTAACCCGCGTTGCCTCGGGCATCGACGCCGTAGAGGAACTGGCGAGCGTGGAACACGTTGTCGTCCGTCAGCGCGTCCTTCGCGACGAAAAACGGGCCCTTGCGACGCTGGAACACCAGACCCTTGATTGGGCGCGTGGTGTCCGCCAGATACCACGTGGTAGCAGCGTTCGACAGTTCGGGGATCACCAGCACATTCGCCTGGTTTCTCTGAACGTTCGTGGCTCCGGACGATCCGTACTCAGCCACGACGATCACGCGCGCTTCATCCTCAAGCTGAGGAGGGACGATCAGAAGGTTCGGGCGAACCCCAATCGGTCTGCCGCCTTCTCCGGTGTAGGCCATCATCGCAGCCCGAGCCGCAGCGAAGTTGGTACCAGTGAGAGCCGAACCCGTGAAGTTGTTCGACTGATTCCCGGCCGGATTCAGTGGGTGGGTAGCCGCAAAGTGAGCGACCCCATCGAAGCCGATTCCGGTTGTGCCAGCCTGGAGCACCGTAGTGAGGATCGAGTCCGGCCACTTCGCGGACACGTCGCCCATGTTGCTCATGAGCGGGTTGTAGATGCCCAGCTGGTCGTCTTCGATCTTGTCTCGATCGACTCCGATGGTCAGCTCGAACGGCTTGTTCTTGAGCGTGTAACTGTGCTCGCTCAGGTTCTGGAGGATCCTCGGACCGAGCCACTCCCTCATTTGGGGAATCTGGGCCATCCACCCGTAGTCGTTCTCCGAAGTCGACGACGGAACAACCGTCGAGATCTGCTCGTAGAACGTGGTGGCACCAGCGTAGGCGGATTGATAGAGCGCACTGAACCCGACGCGCAGCGCGTCGAGCGATGTCTTGGTAATCAGCATCGTTTGACTCCATGCAGAGAGCAAACCCGTGCGCTCTTCGGTCGGCTTTCGCGGACCGGAAACGCCAAGCGGCTCCCCTATGTTAGGTCTGTATTAGAGAGGGTTGACCGACACCCAGACGCCAGACGCATCCACGTCCACGATCTTGCCGGCAACGCTACGGGCCGCCGATCCGTTGGTCAGCGCAACCGTTTGGTCGTCGACCATGTAGCAATTCGCGCCGATGTCATCTTGCGCGATGGCATCAGAGCTGCCGCTGTTGTCGTAGCGGAACACGCCGGACCTGCACGGCGGATAGTAGACCTCGCTCGCGTCGACCGACTTGTATTCCTCGCATCGACCGATTGCGATGCCAGTAGTGGATGCAGCGGCAGGCTTGATCCGCTGATCGTTCGTGTCGAACATCAGCAGCGCGCCAGCGTAGAAGATGTCGCTCTGAACTGCCCGATAGCGCCCCATGGGCTGAGCGAACGCAGAGTCCATCTCAAGAGTATTGCGATTGTCTATCAGTACAGCCATTACGCCACCCGACCTTCCTGCTCGGCCTTGATGCGCTCGAGCATTTTCGCCTCGGTGATACCGAGAGCCGCGGCCACCGCCTTGTGCTCAGCGGACAGCGTGAGTGTTTGCTCCGTCGGAGCGTGCGTGGGGCCTGCGCCAGCAATGACGGCAGCGCCGCCCTCGTAGGTGGCAGCCAGCTCGACCAGTTCATCGACGGTCTTGCAGGCCTTGCGCGCGAATGCGTGCATCCCGGGTGGCAGCTTGCCAGCAGTGGACAGCTCGACGATCTTCGCGTCGATGGTTTGGGCGAGCTTCAGCGCCTCGTGGTCAGCAGTGAGCTTGACCAGCTTGGCCGAGTCGGTCTTCCAGGTTTCGATCTTGCTGAATGCCTCGACCAAGGAATCGGCTCCGGACGCCGCGAGGAAGGACTGCTCGAAGGCGCTGAGTCGCAGCGCCCGGGACAGTCCCTCGGCCTCAATCTTGACGCCCAGAGCCTTGAGAATCTCTTCTAGCATCGGGTTTCCCTCATGTGTGATCACCGGATCGGTATGATCCGTGATGTCAGCGACCAGAGGTTTCTGACCCCGTGTCGCAGGAATGTTGGTGAGCGCGAAATTGACCACACCGGTCAGCTCGCGCGTTTTCTGGTCAATCGAGACGGCCGGCGAGAAGAACCGGAACTTGCGCGAGGCAAGCAACTCGGCTCCCTCTGGTGTCCAATCGATGTCGCTCGCGTAAACCCCGTCTTCGCGAGCGTCGAGCCTCCACCAGGCCACGCTTGCGTGGCTCTGTGGGGGCGAGAACGGGTTCAGCATCCCGTGGGCGATGTCGGTCGGAAGCAGGTCCCTGCCGTCTGTTTCGGCTGCCAGCTTCACAACTTCCCGGGCGTGCGCGTTGTACACGACATCGCCCTTTTGGGTCTTCGTGCGGCCCAGACCGAATAGCTTAATTTCCCTCGGAGGCCCACCGCTTGCGTCGAGTGCCACCGACAGGTGGAGAGCGATGAGCCCGCCGGGTAGGTCCGTGGCGTGCGCGAGGTTCACTTGCGCAGCTCCTCGACCACTCGAGTCCTGGCTGAGTCAACGGTCCACGAGTCCACGGCGCCGCCGAAGGTCTCACTGGCAAGCGTCTTGACGCGCTTCTCCGTGGCCTCACGGTGCTTCGACTCGACCGAACCAGACGCCAGTTTGCTGACCAGCATCTGAATCAGGGTGACGTTAGTCAGGTTCCTGACCGGCAATGGGCTAGGTTGAGCTTGGGGCTCCGCCGCGCGCCCGGGTTGGGGCTTTTGGGGTTGCTGCATAATATTGCTCCGCGCAAGTGGCGCCGATTCCCTGTGCGCCTGGGTCAGCGGCTCGCAGGCTGCGAGCTGTGGTGGCCATCGCGTCGGCCGGGTGGTAGTGATCCAAGATGGCAAAAGAGATGCAACTCGACGGGAAGCCAATCACAGCCACAGAAGTCGAGAAACTGAGCGAGTACGATCGCCAACGAGTCGCCGTGATGGGAGAGCTCGGGTGGTATCGACCGTACCGGTTCTGCGCCCCGCTCGATGACGAGCCAAGGCTAGGGTTCCGCCCCAGTATCTAGTCGAGCTCCTCGAGCTCCATGATCCAGTTTTCCTCGAACTCACCGTCAGCTAGCTGACGCCCAGCCTGGTGATTGGTTCTCGTTCTGCGGACGACTTTCCATTTCGTGTTGCCGTGCATCAGGAGCTCAACTTCTTGCTCGAAGTCAGAAACGGCGCACATTGGGACCGCCTTCGTCTTGCGCTTCGAGAATTTGAAGACGACAGAGTGACCTAGGTGCGGCTCCTTAGCCGTAATCGACGGCTCTGCAAAGCCTTTGGCGATCGAGTACATCGCAGAAGATGAGCTTGGTTTACCCTGCAAATCCACTTCATCGTGTCCGAGGAATCGGTGCAACGTCTCGGTACTAAGGTCGCTGATACCTCTATAAGAGTCGGCAATCGCCCCGTCTGGGCTCGCCCAGAACGCTCGCTCGAGGTCCGTCGCGTACTGCATTGCGTCCCGGCAATGCTCCATGGAGTACTCCATGGTTTCGGCTTTCCCGGCCCTATTCATCGCAGCGTTGCGGCGCTTAACGATCTGCTGGAACGAGTACTTTCCGCTCGAAATATCACGGATCGTGGCGTCAGATCCGTTGGAGAAGTTGAACACAGCTTGAATAGCCGAGTCATCGAAAGCCCCGGATTCTTTGAACGCTACCCGCGCTTCCCTGCGGTAGGTTTGAACTTCATCGACCTGAGCTCTAGATAGCCCCCAGTAACCTCGCTCGCGCTCCGCAACCACGGATTCATCGGTGATTGGCGTGGACTTTCGCAAGGCAATCGCCTTGTGCCTGACCGCCGCCTCGTTTATCGGGTCATCCAGCAGATCCGGAACGATCCGATCGATCTTAATCTCTGCCTTGGTCGTGGGTTTCGGTCGCGGGAGTGGAGCCGGTTCGACCGGATGCGACTCCATGCGCGCCCTGCGCATGAGATCAGCCTTGGCGCGCGCTGCGGCTTCCTCAGCCTCCGCGCGTTTCGCGGAATCACGAGCCGCCTTCTCAGCGGCGAGCCTTTCGGATTCAGCTTTCGCCGCAGCCTCGGCGGCGGCACGCTCCTCGGTGAGCTTGGCTTCTTCTGCCCTTCTTGCTTCTTCGGCGGCCACCTCTCTGGCGGCTTGCTCCTCAGCCTCACGGGCAGCCGTTGCAGCCCTCTGCGCCTCAGCCTCTGCGGCGGCCTGCGCCGCCTTCGCCGCCTTGCGAGCGACAAGAGCCGCCCTTGCAGCCTCCTGCTCGCGCTCGATGGCCGCGGCCTGCTCCTTGAGTCGCTGCGCTCGCTGCTCCCTAAGGAGAGCGTCTGCCAATGGGTCCGGTGCCTGCGCCTCGGCTTCAACCTTCGCGCCGAGTTGACCAATCAGGTCGGCATCGCGCCCGTTACCATCGGGCATCCAGGGGCGCGAAAGCGCCGGGCTGAGCCCGAATCCTTCCTGAGCCTCGGCCTTGATCGGCTCCTGAGACACTCCGCCGCGCCGCTCGGCCTCCGAAGCACGGATGCAGCGGAAACCGCTCTGGCAACCGTGGTGGTTCGGCGGATAAACAACATCCACCCGAGGGTCATCGGCGCGGAAAATCTTCCCGTCGAGCTCGGTGCAAATCTCGCTTGGGCAAGGGGTCGGGCGGACGGCGTCAAACAGCCAGTAGGGCCGGCGTGCCATCACCTCCGGGTCGCGCATCTGCTGGTAGCGCCCAGCGTTCAGCGCGGCAGTCGTGGCGTTTCGGTAGATCAGCCTGATTCTGTGCGGGGGCTCGACTCCGCCCCACGCCTTCAGTAGCTTCGGACGGACCTGCTTCCTGAACTCCTCGAATCCAAGCCCCTGGTCGCTGGCCGCCCGAAGCTCAGTGAACACGTCATTGACGACGTCAAGTTGCGCGGCGCCAGCGACCCAAAACGCTCGAGCTCTCGCATCTGCCGGTATTTCGCGCCTGGTACCCTCATCGACGACAGTGCGCGCAAGCAGCCAGTCCGCGGATTCGTCGAACCGCTGGTGCTCCGCAGTAGCCGCCCACATCACACGTCTTGGAGTACCGCTGCCCTGCCGGCTAGGTTGCTCAGAATGATCGCCTTCTGCGTCAATTCCGCGAGCTTCGCTAGGCTCATTCCCGAGTAGGCGCCGCGCAGTCGAAGTGCCAGCTCGTCGTAGTCCTTCGAGTCGTCGATGAGCTTCAAAACCGTGGCCAGATCGTCGGCCAGAAGCGCATGGGCTCCGCCTGCGTAGTCGTCGGCGATTCGCGAAGCGAACTCATGTCCCTCGATGAATCCCCTGGCCTTCGCCGCTGAGTCTCCGGAGGAGAGGGTCACCGACTCGTCCTCTTCTGGTTTTTTCGGATCCTGTGGATCCTCCGGCTCTGCGCCTTCCTCTGGTTTCTCTGGGTCTTCAGACGGCGGCGCCGGAATCGCTGGTTTTTCCTTGCGCACCAAGTTAAGACCGTAGATTTCAGCAAGCTCGTCGACGTTCGAGACCTCGTAGCCTGCGGTATCTACCGCGGCCAAAGCCTTCCCGAATCCCTCGGTGGCCGCCGCAAGTTTCACCAGATCCGCCCCGCCCTCGGTCTTCCATTTCGGCCACGGGACGTCTTCTTGCTTCGCCGCGTAGTTCAGTGCGCACACGGGCCACGCGAACTGAGTTCGGAGTACCGTGGACAGCTTCTGCGCGTCTCCGCAGGCCTTCCCGGTGAGACCGGAATCGTGGGTCTCGGCGGCGGAGCGTGCGCCTTGGTCGACGACCTCAGTCCCAAGGTTTCCGCCAAGGAAATGCACCTGGATCTTGCGGTCTGCGCGCTCCAGAAACTTCTGAAACGACCCAGACGACAGGTCCTTGGCCTCGAGCAGCTCAAGGTCAAAACCTAGCTTCTCGTCGACTCCGAGCCCCTGGGGTAACTGAGCCGTGACCTCGGAGCCCAGCTCTCGGATATCGTCCCAGAATGCGTCCTTGTCCTCGTTGTCAGCGACAACCGGGATCTTGGCCTTGACGATCGGCAGCCCGTGCCGTTCGTTGTACCGATTCCAGTCGCGGAAACAGAGGTTTTTGCCGAGCCACTGGAGCCCCATCGGGCGAACGCTTCCGCGCATCCAGCCGCGGGGCCCCTGCTCGAACAGGATGAACTTTCCGTTGCCTGGCTCAACTACCTGGAGCCCTTCCCTGGCCTGGTAGACGTACCTGGATAGTGTTTCGTCGAACCGGCAGAAATGCATCGGGAGAGCGCGAATCCTGGGGGTCCATCGATTCGCGCCAGTGGTCCAGTCGACGGTCAGGAGCCCGGCCCCAAGCATGCGCCTCCAGCGCCACGCCTCCGCCAAATCCTCCTCGGGGCACCACTCAAACCAGTACTTTTCGAGTTCCTCGACAAGCTTCGCGCTTGCTGGTACTGGCGCCTTGGTAGCGCGCTTCGAGCCAGAGCGGCGAGTCCTTCGCGTCACGGCCTGGAGCTCGAACTCCGCACCGATCACGGAGTCGACGCGCTTCTCGAGGCACCCCGGAATCTCGTCGTCCTCGCCCATGGCATCGACGAGCTTCGCGCTCTGGGAGAAGTCGCCCATCGCGTGCGAAGCTAGCGCCGCTCGCACCTGCGCAACGGTCCACGTCGGCTGGATCCCGGGGGTCCAGCTCGTGATCACCACGCGCAGTGATTGGCGCTGTATTTCAGACGGCGATGGCATGTTGTGTCAGTGACTGCAGCGCTGATTCTCGCGCGGAAAGCTCGATATCGGAGGAGCCCGGGAACGCATCGCGGCTGACGGCGCACCGGCAGCAGTAGACATGGTGTCGTCCTCGCCTATCTGGCTCGGTTGTGATCCACCCAAACTCAACAGGCTGGATCACCGATCGGCACGACCGATTGCGGCATCGCGTCGTTTCTGCCAGCCGTTGCCAACCCGTCATCTATCAGACCTCAGTCCGCTACGACCGCGCTCGTAGGCGCCTTTCACGGCAGCTGTGTGCAGCCTCGCGAAAGCGTTTCCTAGCGCGTCAACATCATCGTCGTGCTCCTTGCCGGAGCCAGTGAAGTTCGAGACCGTGTCAAGGAACGGCGTCAACCAGACCTCGCACTCTGGGAAATGCTCCTCGTCGGGAACCAGCACGTGCCCAGAGTTCCAAGCTGCTGCCACATCGGTGGCTGAGACGAGCTTGTCACCAGGCGGGTGCGTGACATCGATCGGTAGCCCGCGTGCTCGGAGGAACTGCGCTGAACCCTTCTCGGTGCCGGAGGCTCTCCAGTGCATCCTGTACTGCGGGTGCTGGACGTGGCGCGCCTTGAGAGTGAGAGCGAAATCGGGCGCCTCGACCTGGGCGCGGTCCACCCAAACCACGTAGTACCACGGGTCTGGGTCGCCCTTGCGCATCTCTCGGTAGAGCGTCAGGCAGATCGACCAGTCCCCCTGCGTCTTGGCCGTATAGGCTAGGTCGACGCCATAGACGCCGCGGAATTCGGTTGGGAGCCTCGTGTAATACGTAGGCTCATGGAAGACCTTGCCGCCCTTCGGGCGCGGGCGCCCCTGGTAGAGCGCCGCCCAACTGAATTCACCGACCAGCTTCTGCTTCTGCAGCAGCGATTCCAGTGACCACATAGCCGGGAAAAGTGGCTCTCCGCATGCTCTCCCGTTCGGGTCGTTGTCGTTTTCGGCGATGGCGGGTAGGTTTAGGTACTCCCACCCCTCATCCTTGAGTGTCCCGCTTAGGTCCTGCGGATGCCACCGTGTGGCGAGCAGTAGGATGGACCCAGAGGGGTGCACCCGAGTCTCTACCGCGTCTCGGTAGGCCTCCAGGATCACCTCGCGGCGCCTAGCTGAGTCGGCCTCCTTTCGGTTCTTCAGGGGGTCGTCGATGATCGCCAGGCCGTCTACCGGGTTACCGGTGAGACCACCGTCGATCGACGTGAAGAGGATCTGCCCGCCTCCCGGCAGGAGCATCTCGGAGAGGGTCCCCGAGACGACTACCCCGCATTCAGCCAGCAGGCGCTTGACCTTGCGGGCCACCACACGAGCCCGGTCCTGGCTGTAGGTGATGTAGGCGTGGCGTAGCTTCGGCGCCCTGAGCGCGATCCAGACCAGGCCGTGCAGGGTGCACTCGGTTTTGCCATGCTGGGGCGGGGCCGAGAAAACTACCCGGAGCCCTCCGCCAGCAGCCCTCTCAATCAGATCGATGTAGAGCTCGAAGTGCGTCGGGCGGTGGAGGTTTGGCGAGATTCGACCCATCAGGTCGATGACTCCGCCTCCGGAACTAGCTGGCTCGTCGAATGTTTGCGACGCTGCCAACGGCAGCCACCGGTCTAACTGGCGCTGCATTCGCTCCAGTCTGGCCAGCGAGTCGAACATCTAACATCCTCATGGCCATCGCGGTCTCGGAAAGAATCTTCACCGCGCCGGCTGCAGAGTGCACGGCCTGGGGGTCCCGGCAGTCGAGCCCGTCAGGCCCCATCGCTCTGTCCAGGAACTTCACCCCAGCGGCGAGCGCCCCGCCGATAGCCTTCGCCCACTCGGCGTCCAGCGCGTGCTTTTTGTCAGTGACAGTTTGCCGGATGTCCTGACGCTCTGAAGTGCGGACCTGGGCGGCCCAGCGGTAGAAGCTCCGCTCAGTAAGTCGGAATTCGCGCTGAATCTCGAGCTGACGCTTCTTGCGCTCGGAAGTGTCACCAGTGACCATCCAGGCGACAATCGCCGCGATGATGGCCTCGGTCCTAAGCGCCCTCGTTCCGTGCTCGCCACTCTTGATGGCCATTCGGCCGCTCCCTCGTACCGCCCGAGTCTGGGCCTCGGTTTCAATCGTCGCGTTCGTTCGCTTCGATCGCTCTTGCCGCCTACGCGAGCCCTATATTTGGATCTGCTGCGTTTTGCCGAATCCTGCCGAATCCTGCCTAGGCTTCCTGATCTTCCTCCGACTGCGCGTCTCAGCGTGACTCTGGTTCTTGATTAGTCTTGGCGCGCAGTTCCCGCTCGGCTGCAATCCAAAGCCTATCGCTCTTCAGCCTTGCCCTGGACATCCCCTGAATGCTCTTCTCGGCCGCCGCACGCACCCTTAGATACGGGTTGTCCATCGGAGCCCCTGTTCTTGGGTTGGCGCATACATGCCCGTTCCGTCGGATGTTTTCTTCGGCCTCCCAAAACTGGACGAACGCGCTAGCGTACATCGACACCTGCTCAGAGCTGGCCCTCGGGTTGTCGGTCGCAAGCATCGATTCAGCCTCTGCTCGGCCAATCACTTCGCCCACACCCTCCGGTTGGTGAACAGATCCAGAGTCTCTTGGGGGAACGCTGCGGACACCTTGCTCGCGGCCACCGCTTCTGCGTTGGAGCACGCCATTGGGAGTATCGGCAGCTCTTCTTCGAGCCCTCGAACCAAATCAAACCCGCCATCGGCGCCCTCGGTGAGGTCAAACTGCTCGAACCGCGGGTTGAAATTGAGGTTCATTGAGCCACGAAGAAGCAACTTTCTTCCGTCTTCCGACTCAATGGTGGCCATCTTCGAGTGGTTCACCACGAACCGAACCGACTCGAACCCGAACGACGATTGCCACGTCCGAATCAGACCGGCGTTCTTGTTCCTGGCCCCGTAGTCGATGATCAAGCGAGCAGACTTGACGCGACCGTCGAGTCGCAGCCGGTCCAAGCACTGGATCTCGTAGTCGGCAACCGTCCACGTCCACAACGAGATCACGGACGGCCCTACCTGGTCCAAGCAATGGAGAACCGCGTCAATCATCGACCACTGCCCACGAGTCACCGCGAATAGGTGCATCCCGCGCTCGATCGGCCCGATTGCTGACGCGGCGCACCCAAACGACTCGACAGCTCGCTCGGTCCGCCACTCTACTGAGCCCTTACGCAATGACGACATAAGACATCTTATGGTATCTAACCATTAGAGTCAATAACATTGACGATCAATCGTGCTCCAGCTCTTTCATTGCCTCCGCAGCAGCACGTAGTCCGTCATTCACACGGACCTGGGCGTCCCAGCGACGCGCCTGCCGCCTTTTCTCGGCCTCGTGGCTGTCCCTGAGTTTCCGGTGGCTGTCGCGGAGCGCGCAGAGTCTGGCGTCGATCTCTTCAACTCGGATTCCGAGTCCAGAACCTGGCTCTTCGGACGCCGGCGATCGCAACTCATCTCGTAGAGCCTCGAGCCTGACGCTCCATGACCGGCTACCGTAGCGCAGCAGCACCCCGCGCTTGCCCTCAGAGCGGAGCCTCGCGTCGAGCTTAGTCAGTCGGTCGCGCAGTGTCCTCTCGGGCTCCCCGATCATCCTTGCGGCCTCGGGAATGCCGATCATCGTGTCGATCTCGAGTTTCATGCGTGTACCCAATCCTGTGCCCGCTTCGCCGCCAGCAACTTGCGCACGTCGTCCCACTCTCCGTGGGCACTGGCAGATGCCTGCTCGGCCTCGCGGAGCCACTTTGCTCGCCGGACGGATGCCTCCCTGCTCAGCGACTGGCAGACTCGGCTGAGGTCGTCTTCGATCAGTGGCCGGCGTGATGCTCCACCCCTCTCCGACTCGAGCTCAGCGACTACCCCAGCCAGCTCCCCGAGGGCTCCGAGGATACCAGGCAGCCAGGGCCTCGACCCGTACCGAGCGGCAAGGACCCCTCGAGCTCGCTTGCTGATGGCTGCGTATACTGAGCCGCATCGGCGCGCCCGGCGCACCCCGTCGAGCTGAGCGTCAGTGTGGTTGTCTACCGGGAGCCCGCCTCCCGACGGAATCCCGTACCTGAGCAGGTCGATCATCGTGCCAGACGTACCGCGCTCACCCTGCGCGTAGGCCCCGCAGCGGACGAACCACTCGATCTCAGGATTGTACGCCAGTCCGCTCATAACCCAAACCCCGTCCTTCTCCACATGCCAGTTCTGGCGTCGTGGCGCGCATACCCAAGCGCTTCAGCCGCGGCCATCGCGTTCAGTGAGAACGAAAATCGCGTTGACACAATCACCTTCCGAACACCTCGAAAGAACGCATCCGAAGCCATCGGTGCCTTGAGAACAGCAGCGGCTCGGATTGCGATTGGTCGCCAGAATTCCGTATCCTTCATTGGGTGCATCGAGTTCAGGACGATGCGCGGTTCCCAGACTGGTTCCGGCTTGGGAACTACTTCCACAACAGCGACTTGGACTGGCTTCGGCTCAACTGGCTTCGGCTTCGCTGGTTGCTTCGCTGGCCTACGCACTTTCCGTGGCCCGAACGCCGGGTGCCGGTACGGCGGAGTCGGAGTCTCGCGGTCTCGCTGGGATTGCTGCATGGTCTACCCGAGGAGTCCGAACACCCGTCGCATTGTGCGCACCCGGTCGGCGTAGCGCTTGCTCGTGAACGCCATAATTCCTCCGTGCTGCGCCAGGAACCCAGCAGCCTCT